TACGTACAACTTCACGGTTGATTTCAGCAAGAACTTCAGCAGAAAGAATGTTAGCAAGTTCTGCTTCAGCGTCAAGACCATGGATTGCCTTAAGGTCTTGAGCGAGTTCTAGTGAATACTCAGCTTTTAGAGCGCGACCTTTTGCTTCAACAGCAACTTTCTCGATCGAGAATGACATCTCGCGGAAAGCGGTTGATGTCGAAGATCCTAGAGCTTCCTGAGTCGCGGTGTTCATACCACCGACAGCAGCATAATTACCAGGTGATGAAGCGTTAAGAACTGAAGGGTTAGTTGCGTTCTCACCAGTTGCAGCAGAATATGCACCGTCGTCTGCAGAGAATCCAGAAGGAGTCTCGTTGTAGAATGCTTCGTTGGTGAATACGTTTGGAGTTGCACCGTTACCATCGCGGTCAGCACCACGTTGTGAACGCATTGCGAAGATAAGTCCAGTAGGACCAGACATTGGTTGGACACCGCAAATGTCATATGCCATCAACTTAGGCATAGAACGGCGGATAAGGCTGATTAGAACAGGATCGAAACCAGCAACAGGTGGGTTAGCGCCTGAACCTGAGAAACCACCAGTACCAGCAGAGTTGGTTGGGGTCTCATTAAGCATTCCACGCTCTTCGCGGAGGAAACGCTCTTGGTTTTCTAGAAGAACAGCGGTGACTGCGCGTCTATGTGGATCTTTGATTGAATCGAGAGCAGTGGACTCAAGAATTGGTGACCACTTCTCTTGAAGGTGTTCTGAATTATACATTGGATTGATTCTCCTAGTGTTTGTTATTTTAGAATCTGTTAATATTTATAGAAGATGTCAGTTAGACCATCTTTCTAAAGCAGCTGCGTATGCAGCCATTGGACCCTCTTCAGAGATGACTTGAGTCTTCTCTACAAGATCTTCCGTAGAAGATACTTGTGATTTAGGGAAATAATTTTCTTTGATCGTTACGATCTTTTCACGATAAGATTCTTCACTAACGAACTCAACACCTTCTGCGAGAGAGGTAAGCTTTTCTTTTTGTGTTTGAGCAAGACCTTCGGAAATTTCTGCAATGATTCCATTCTTAATATAGTTTCCGACTGTCTGATTGAGCTCAACATTTATGTCGATTTGCTCATTGAGTTTCTCTTCCATTTTATCTAATGTCTCAGACATTTCTCCAAGAACATCATACTTATCTTCAGGGATTTCTACATAATGTTGTTCGAAGAGTCCCTTGAGACCAAGGATAAACTCTTCACTCAATTCATTACGTAATCCATTATCAACAGCAAGTTGATTTTCAACAAGCCATTGATCGGATACGTACTGAATGTGAGCTTCAACTTTTGTTTCTAGAGATTCTTTAATCTCTTCTAACTCACCCTGCATTTTTTCTTCGTAAACTTTTTCAAGTTTTTCGATTTCTTCTACAATTTTTGACTTAACAGCAGCTTCAAAAATTGTAGACGCTTTAAATTTGAATTCTTCGGAAAATTCTTCGCCACGTAAAAGTGCCTCTACGTCATCTTTTACGTCGATAGACATTTCTGAATTTACTTCTTCACTCTCTTTCACACCAGACTGACCAGGTGCAGAACCTTGGAGAGTAGGCATTGGATCAGGAGTGCCACCTGTTTTATTAACTACGTTAGAAACTTTCTTAGCTTTTGCTGAAACAGACTTACCAGGAGTTTCTTCCGTACCAGGTGCAGGTTTTGTTAATGGACCACCAAGATCTTCAGCAGAACCAGTCTGACCTGGAACAGTGTTGTCAATCTTTGGCATTGGATCACCAGGTTTTGCATTTGCAGTTACCTGTTGTTCTTCTAATTCAATATTTTTGTCGGACATGGTTTTCCCTCTAAAGAAAATGGTATTTTCTAATAATATTTATTAAAGTTGAATGTTACGTAATAGACTTTCAAATACTTTTAATTGTCTTTCTACGAGCTCATGATGCGGAGAATTATTCATATAAGACTTAGCCTGTTCGAGTTGTGACTCTTGCCAAACTCCCGCAGACCAAACCCAATCTACACCCTCCATAATTCCTTCAACAAAAGCATCTGGTGCTGAAGGATCTGCTACAATATCCGCAGCAGTAGAAAGCATAAAATCATCTTTGACTACATTTGTATCTCCTCTTTTTTCAATTGAACCAAGTCCTCTTGAAGAAACTCCGAGTTTTACACCTTCATCTAATAGATTTTTTGCAATTCTCCCCATTGGTGTTTCAAGAATTTTTGCCCTACCAATAAAGTTTTTACCTTCAGATGTAAGAGAAACAATCTTATGTGAAACACGATCTAGGTTAATAGTAGGTCCATCTGGGTGACCTAATTCACCCAGTGCTCTACCTTTCTGAATATAATTTTCAGAGTACTTACCTACTTCACGGCTTAACGTATCATATGGATACATTCTGCCATTGCGATTTCTGATGTCTGACTGTAAAAACACACCTTCAATGAAATGTGATTTTTTACCGCTATCTGAAGCTTCAGTTACAAACTGAACTTCCGTGATCTCTTCTGAAATAAGTTTCATTGTTCTGATGTTTCTCCTTGTTCCTCTGGATTTTCATCATGTATATTTTCTTCTGGTTCCTGACCGGTTGATTGATCAGGATCAAAAAAATGTTTTGCAATTTGCATTTTACGTGTTTGAAGTTCTTCAGAACTTTTTCCGTAAAGTGCATCATAAATTTTTTCATTTGCATTGATGTTATCTTTATTCAAAATAGCGTCAATGATTTCTTTTGATGTAGTGGTCATAATAATTTATGGTTTTTATTATTTATCAAATATTTCCTTTGTTGTAATCCGATGCGGATATTGCATCTGAAAATGCACTATCTAAATCAGTATCAACATTACTAGATGGAGAAGATTCATTAGATTGAGGTTCTCCCTCTTGATCCATACCCATCATTTCAGTAGGATCTTGAATAATCCCAAGTTGTTTTTCTTTTTCAATTTGTAAATCCATTTCCTCAATTTCTTCATCAGTAAAGTGAAGAATTTGCTTACGAATATAGTCAACAGAAAAATACTTTCCTATGTATGATTCCATCAAACCAACAGTATTTAGTCTTTCTGTAAGCAATTCATTATCTTTTAGTTCAGTAAAATGATTATCAAAAATATAATCATATTGAATATTTTCCTTTAAATTATCCCAATCTTCAGTAGTCATAATTCCTTTCAGAAGTAATTGAGTTCTGAGAAGATCATGAAAAAGTTCTGAAAACTTTTTGCGAAGACGACCAACAAATTTTGCAAATTTAAGTTCGTCTCTAGTTATTTCATTTGTTCTGCCGATAGTAAATGAAGATTCTTGTTCTAATCTCGACAGTGGAATATTTAGTGACTTATAAAGTTTTTTCTGAAAATACTTAACATCTTCCAATTCTCCAAGATTCTGACCACCGGGAAGAGTTGTGATTTCTGTTCCTCTACCACCTTCACGGCGAGGTAACCAGAAATCTTCAAGCATACTCATATGCTTGCGATCGTCTCTAACTTCACCTGTGTTTGAATCATACACAAGTTTATTTCTGTATCTACCCATCACTTCACGGAGATATTGTTCCGCTTTCATTTTTGGTAGATTACCAACATCAATATAGAAAATTCTACGTTCAGGAGCACGAGATAATCTATAGATTACTAATGAATCTTCAATCATTCTGAGTTGATTAACTGATTTAATCGCTTTATGAAGAAATGATAAAACCATATTTCTATTATGATCCATCAATCCAGAACTAACATAAGTTATAGCATCAGCAGCAATTTTTAATCCCTTTGCCTGTGTTGCTTTATATCCCGAAGGAAAATACATATAGTATTCAAGTACTTCTCCATAATCAAATTTTTCACCTACAGGACCTTTCTCTATGTTTGCAAATCCGTCCTTCTTTTTAATTACTTCTCTTACTTTCTTTATTTTAAGAGCATCAATATATCTTAGTTCTTTAATCCCCTCATTAGGTTTATCAAAATCAATCATTTTGTGATAGTGTAATCTACCATCGATATACCAACGACGGAAAATATCATGACACCTTTTATCAAAATTTAATAGACGTAATATATGTTTAAATTCTTCTCTAATTTGTTTTTTAATTTTTTCACTAACTTCTAAGTTAGATAATTCAATCTGTACCGGCGCAAAATCTAAATCACTACTAATAGATTCATTAATTACATCATCAATAGCACTATCACATTCTGGATGTAGAGCAATTTCACGATATTTTTTAATTAAATCAAAATCGTTATTGTTTTTTGGAATGCCATCGATATCTACATATTGACCAAAATAGGCACCTGCCGCTACTGTGGAGGTGCCATCATCGTTATTGGGAGGAGCGGGAGAAACAAGTTTTTCTTTTTTCTTACGCTCCTCAATGGAAAATCCAAATAATTGGGACATAGTATAAATGTGCGTGTATTCTTCCTACTATTTATCAAACACCAGTGTCGAGTGATGGATTTGATGCTTCGTAGTAGTTATACTGGAATTCAACCGTGAATTCTTCAATCTGATCATTTGACTCATAAGAGAGATCAATTGCAGATAATGATGAAGGCCATGCATCATAGAATTTATATCCACGAACAACATCCATCCCATCAACACCAGCTGCACGAATGTTTTGTGGTGTTTTACTTGGATTTTTTGAATCTCTACTTAATTGGAATACTTCCAGATCTACACAGTAACCTGGATTATCATCACCATAACCCAGTTGGGATACGTTTTCTGTTAAAGCATTGATACCTCTTGACCATGTTTCAAACGCTTTGCGAATTCCGAACTGACCATCATTTACGACGGTAACGGACCATGGTTCAAATGTTCTGTCACCAGCAACCTTTAACATTCTACCTCTGAAAGGAACATCGATAGTTCCGATAGTAGAAGCAGGAAGTTGAGCAGTTTTTACAAGAAATTCTGCTCTTTCGGTAAGAATGTTTGATGACTCAAGTGGGTCAATGTCAATAACTTGACCTAGTGTTGCTGGAAAATTTAGTCGGACCAGGAACAGATTGGGCCTGGCGCCACCATTAATTAATTTAGTTTTAAACTCTGAAATTCCTCTAGCCATTGGTTTGTCTCCTAGTAGTGTTTTTTTATAATTTAAGTTAGCTGATTAATTCATTGAAAGAAACACCCGTTCTAGTTGCAACGAAAGAAATTGTTATAAAGTTAATTGAACGTGCTGGTTTGATGAAAATTTCAGCAACCAATTCATTTCTATCAATAACATCTCCAGTGTTATTACTCGTATCGCATACAACTAAGAAATCGTAAATACCTCTTCTTCCTTGAATACCTCTCAAATAAGGTTCAATAGCAGATCTAAATCCAGATCTAGTTAATTCGTCATTAATTTCGAATAATTGATACTTGGAAAATTCAGCAATATTTTTCTCTATTTCTGTAAATAGACGACGAACATTAATTCTATCAAAAGCACTTGGAGTTGCAAGCGCAGTTTTATCACCAAATAGTACTATACCTTGACCAGGGAAAGCAACAATTGGATTGACTCTATTAGTATAAAGTCTATCTCTCTCAGCTTGTCTTGGAGAATATGCAAGTTTAGTGGCGTTACGAATTTGTCCTCTATTATAACCAGCTGGAGAGAACCATGTCTCTGAGTTAATCGTTGTAGATAAACAAATACCAGCTACATCAGCAGCGCATGGTACGTAACGATATACATCGTTATATTTATCATAAATGTACTTATAACCAGAATCATAGATTGCGAAAGAAGTACTTGGTAGAGTCTTAAAGAATGAAACTATATCATCAGTTTTCTTTGTTGATGTATTTGAATTAATAACATCGAGTCTTTCTGGCGATGCAACTACAATACAATCCCTTCTTAATTCAGCAATAGCGATTAGTCTAGTGACTGCTGATGCAGTAATTTTTCCTGGTACTAAGAAATCGATATCTCCAAATACCTCTGGATCTTTTACAAGATCATATCCATTTACAGTAGCATCATTAATATTAGATTCTTGAGTTGACCAACTATAATCAGAACCGCTTGCAAGTTTACGTGAAAAATCACCAACAGTAGCAAAACTAAACAACTTAAAGGTTGCATTTAATTGTGGACTATTAATTGAAGATGCAGTACCCGACTGCCCAGCAAGTGCTAACTCATCCGAAGCGGCAACAAAACTTTCATTACCTGGATAAATGAATGAAGAACTATTGGTAACAACCGTTTTCCAATACTTGGTATCACCTTCCGCTGATTTAGCATCAGTTGATTTAGATACATATGACAGAGTTTCCATAACCCCGTTTTTTTGACCACTGTAGACGCCATCGGTATCTACAACAACAATATGAAATTCGTCATACTTACCACCAGCTTCACTTACACTATTAGAAGTTCCTGGTTGTGGTGCAAGTGAACTCCATTTTTTACCAGTAGCATATTCTAATTCACCATAAGTATCATTACTAGTAACTGCAGTTACAGTTGCTATAGTATTGTTGGATGCATCCTTAAGAGCTTCAGTTCCAGTAAGTCTCTTTGTACTGTCCCACAGAGTAACTTCTATAGTGTCATTACCAATAGTCTTATATACATTACCCTTTGCACCACTTGAACCCCATGTAAAATAGGTTCCAGCAACTGGAAGAGAAGCACCGACTGTAGCAACATCAAACGTTAAGTTTGCACCACCGCCACCACCAAGATTAGCATCGGTAACAGTAATAGTATCATCTACTGCATAACCAGAACCTTTAGTGGTAATTGTAACTGTTGCAGCACCAGAACCGTTTACTACAATTGAGAAAGTAGCACCAACACCAGAACCAGCAGCGCTGTAATCTGAAGCACCGATTGTGTATGTGCCGGCAGTCCTTGATGCATCAGCAGCACCAACGGTATCCACAGTATCCACCTGTCCAGCAGCAGGTGTTACTGTTAGTCTTTGATCTGATCCGTGATCAACTACTGCAACTGAAATACCATTGAAATTTGATCCTGCCGTTCTTGCAGCCCACTGATAGGTTTTTGCAGAATCTGCAGTTGTTTCGAACTGATCAATGTTACCAATTAAAAGACTGGTGTCACTTGAATCATCGCTCTTAATGTTTGAATTCGAAAGTCCCAGACTTGTGCCTGTTCCGGGGCGAATTACTGCAACTACAGCACCATATTGCAATAGGGTGTTTGCAGCAAACCATGATTCATAATTATACTTATTTGGTTTACCAAATATTTCTACTAATTCTCTTTCGCTTGAAATATAGGTTACAGAGTCAGTAGGTCCTTTTTCTGCAGCAATTGAAACTACACCAATGTTTTGATCGGCTACATTAATTCTTGCTGTAAAATCAACCTCTTTTACTCTTACTCCTGGAGAAGCTAATGACATTTTTTATACCTCTATGAGATTTTTTTCTCAAAACTATTTATTGTTTAGTAGTTTTTCATAGGGGAAACAATGCATGAACACTTTACCAGTCAGGGTATACATCTTTTATTCTTGGGCCTGGCAAATATGGTATATCTTTCTTTTCTTTCCTAGATTTAATTACTCTTTTCTTTGTACACTCCTTACACTCATACGAATAAGAGGATGGAAAAGCACTTCTATTTTTTCTTGTTTGATAAAAATCAGTTAATAAATCTTTCTCTTTCTCACAAGTTCTACATTTTCTCGTAGAAAATAATAAATGTTCTAGTGAAAAATGTTTTTCAATATCCATTATTTGTAATCCCACATATAAGTCATGTCTCCATATTCATCTACTTTATTCCATACATCACCAGATTCATCTACATAAACATCTTCATCATCAACACCATTCATGATAAAACCAAATGGAGCCATATCTTCTTCAATTGATTCACGTTGATCTTCAAAAATTCTTTTTCTTACATCATCGGAAGTTAACTCTCTGAAATAATCTTGTACAGATAACCATGCAAAAATAACCAGGCACATTGCTAAATCATCATTACAACCTTCTTCGGCTTCAAATGATTGTTTCTTTTGAATGAAGGTTGTTAATTCAGCAATAACATCATAGTCATTTATAATTAATTTATCATCTTCTATTAACGCTTTTAGGTTTGAACAACCAGTTTTTTTAACAGTGGATGTCATTTTAATTCCTAATTGAGACTTATGAGAAAATCCTTGACCAACAATTTGACCTGCACGACCTCTCATAGCACACATCAAAAGATTTTCGTACTCAAGATCAAATTGCATAATATCTGCAACCTGACCACCAATATCATTTACTTCACACAGAACATATGCTTTATTAAAACTTTTTGCTACTGGTTCAATAATATTTGGAAATAATAATGGTTTGATCATATTATTTTTATATTTTGCAACAACTCTATACGGAATAGTGGTAATATCAACTACAACAAATGCAGAGTAATCATTACTGACTCCTCTAGATACATCGACTGTCATAACATATTCATGATCAGGGATAGGTGCCTGATAAACATCAAGTCCATTACGTCTCTCTAATGGATCTTCATACACCATCATTCTTAATTTAGATGCAGTAATTAATGTATCAACTGATCCTAGAAATTCACATTCAAACTCTTGTGTGAATTGACGTTGTGATGTGTTAGCAATCGTCTGCTCCTTCCAGGCAGCGTCTCTACCGGGTACTTGGGACCAATGTACTTCTGTAGTCGTATATTCGTTCTTACCTCTCTCTGCGTCATGCCAGAGTTTGTAGAACATATTCATCCCGTTTGGTGTCGAGATGATAATAACCTTAGTAGACTTACCAGATGAAATGGTGGGATATACTGAGGAGAAAAATTGCTCTGCAATATGATTTGGAACGAACGCAAATTCGTCCAAGAAAATAATATTAAATGACATACCTCGAACAGCAGAACTAGATGTTGATGCTGCAAGAATCTTAGATCCGTTCTCTAGTTCTACATTACCTTTGTTCCATGCAAGAATACCATGTTGCATCCAGCGTGGTAAATTTTCGTATGCTAACTGCAAACGAGATAATAGTTCTCTTGATGTTGATGCTTTGTTAGCAAGAATACCAATGTTTACATTGTCATTAAATATGATATAATGAAGCAAGTAAGAAACAACAGTAGTAGACTTACCGGTCTGCCTGGGTAGTTTTGCAATGTTAAATCTATTCCTATGAAAACAACGTACCATTTCCTCCTGGAAATCGTACATACTAAATGGTACTAGACCTTCGTCCAGCGAAACAATTTTAATGTAATTTTTAGCAAAATATACAGGATCTTCCTTACATTTAATAAACTCCTTAACTTGATCAGGAGTAAACTCAATTGGAGTGTTTGCTTTCTTTAGATTAGGATTACCAAGATATACGCTATCAGTCACATCAAATTATTCTAACTTTAATTATTTAGAGGTCGCTAAATTTATCACGCATGTCTTCCATATTTTTTTTCTTTTCTGAATATATACCATCAATGAAACCAGCACGGTATTCCCATGTTTGACCACCGTCTTTACCTTTCATTGGATTGATGCATTGATCATTACCAAGCTTGTTGCAAACTAATCCAGCAAGATCCATCTCACTTGAAGTGCTAATATTCCCAGTTCCTCTCCAAACGTGTTGACCATTAATCCAGGTAGCACCACATTTTTCACATTCCTTCCTTTCTAATTTAAGGTCGGATACTTGTTTATCGTTTTCCATTAAAGTTCCTATGGTAAATGGTATATAATGTATTATACCAAACTATTTAACATAGTCAGTATTATTTAATACTTAAGTTAGATTATGCAGACACAACGTTATTGTCTTTATCTCGCCTTTGATATGATGATGGGGTTTTGGTTGTATTGTCTGAATTTCTTGCTTGATATGTTCCTGGTGTCCTAGTTGTATTATCAGAATTTCTTGCTTGATAATTCCCGTTAAAATCTTTCCACTGTCGTTGAGTCCACCCTTCAGTACCATTGAAGTGTGTAACAGTTGTTGATGTAGGTTGAGGATTGTCAGCAGTATTTGTTGTGTCGTGTCTTACGTAGTTTGAGTTAGCCATATCAGCAATTCCAAGCTCTTAGTGATTTATTTATTCTGCTATCTGGATCTCTAGCAGTTTTCTTTGAAGTTAGTTTTTTCTTCATACCTTTCATTCTAGCACAAAAGGATGACCTACGGGGATTTCCAACCTTCTTGCTTGGTGCTTTAAGGTCAGATCCAGGATTTTCTCTTTCGTAAGATTTTCGTCCCTTTTCATTGAGACCTCCTTCTTTGTTTTTGCCTGACTTTTTTGTCCAGGCTGCTTCTCCGAGAATTGCTTCAGAGAATTGTTTGGTTGAGTACTTGTCCCAATATTCAACTCCGAATTTGCACTCGGATCTAGTTTCGTTCTTCTTGCATTTTGGGCAGTATCGTTTATTTGATGCTTCTGTGGTGAGTTCAAAACTTTCTTTGGCAGTCCTCGCCGCCTTTTGAAAAGCATCCTTAGCGGGGTAGTCCTTACTACCTGACTTCGCTGGTGC